GAGACAGGAAGAAATGGAATACCGCCACTCGGTCTTGTAATAGAAAGTAATATACGAATACATAAAGACCCTAATACGAGCGAGCAAACCCAAGTAGGCGACAGGTTAGTTTTATATTCTGACAACGTCCAGTCATTCATAGGGTTAATTCATTTAATGGAAATGACTCTACGTCTAGAGTGGGATGAAGCTCTTCAAACACGTATGGACGATGATCCAACACATCGATACGATTACCTAAAAATGCAAGCTATGGCGGAGTTTACTGAAGATAAAGTTGGATTTCCAGATTGGCCTGCTAAAAATGATTAAAGATACTTCAAGGCTGTACTACAGCCTACGAGACGCCTCAACGACGCTGGGTATATCAGAGAGTCAGCTATCTGGCCTTATAAAAACGGGGAAGGTGAAAGCTTTCAAGCTTGGGTCAAAAATACTAATCCCGCGAGAAGCAGTCGAGAATATAGTACTTGAGCCATACCCGATAAAGGAAGAGAAGGAATAACATGAGAAGAAATCCAGAAGCCTACATGGAATTGCTGGACTAAATGAATAGTTACCAATTAGAAAAAATACGTAGTGACAAAAAGTACTACAAGATGCAGAATCTTTTTGCTCAGATACTTTTTTACCAGCGGGAGCATGGATTTTCCCCTTCATACAGGGACTTAATGACTGCCACTGGCCTCAGTAGCGTTTCTATGGTGCATCATTACCTTCGCAAGATGCGAAAACAGGGCCTAATCCGTTATGCTGACGATATGGCTCGCACTATACGTATTACTGATGAGGGAAAAGAGGTGTTCCGTGTCAAATAGCGATTTAGTAGAGCGCATTGAGAAGGGGTACGGCGACTTAGACCGCGATTCAGTGCGTGACTTAGTTAAAGATGGCAAGTGGTCAGTCCAGGAAAACCCTGACAGGCAGCTTGTTATCCGCAACGAGTCTGGGCATATTGTAAAAGGCTCTCGATTCCCAACTAGTAAGATGAACGAGAACATGAAACTGCTCCGTACTCAGTTGATGGACCAGATAATGGAAGAAGGTCATGCAGACTTATGGTACGGAAGTCTTATGCAAGCGGTACAGAGCCGTGATGCACAGGCATTAACCATTTGGCGAGACACATTCTTAGGTAAGCCGTCTGAAGTACAGGAAGAAGTAGACGTGATGGACGTAGTTGCGTTGCTTCAGAAGTCAATGCGAGTAGTTGATGTTGCCTAAAAAGAAAGAAGACTGGTATCACCCGCTTTGGGAAGCCATGATGCCTGGAAAAGTAGCTTACGAGCCGTTTACTTGGCAAGAAGACCTCATCCACATCCCTGCGTCAGACCCGTTAAAGCACACAAGGATGATTGGAGCTTGCGGAAGGCGTAGCGGTAAGACTACTGCCATTGTTGCAGAGGTTGTGCGTGAGGCGTTTACTGAAAGACGTGACGGTTCAAAGATACACCGCCCCTCAATGGTGTACGTTATCGCTCCAAACTATGAGCTTGCCATGAAAATTTGGGAACCTATCTGGGAATTGTTCGTTCCAGACCACGGACCCCTTACACAACTCAAAAAAAGCCACGATAAGCAAAGAAAAATCATTGATTTGGCTCATGGTGGGCGAATCCAGGCCAAAACAGCCGACGATCCGAAGTCATTGCAGGGCGATAGGGTCACTGCAGCCTTTGTTGACGAGGCTCATGACATTAATGAAGAGGCCTGGGCTAACTTCATGCCAGCATTGACGGATTCTAAGGGAGTACTGCGAGCAATCGGTATTGCTAAGGGCAAAAGCCGCTTTCGCTCCTACTTTCAGCGTGGATTAGACGCTAACGAAGACCGTTTTAATGCATTTTCAGTAGCGTCCACAGAAAATCCGTATATTGACCCTAAAGAAATAGAGTTGATGCGTGAAGACCTCACTGATAACGAGTTCAAGCAGCAATACCTAGCTGAATGGGCAGAAGATGATGGGCAGGTCTTTAAAAGCCACGACGATTTGTTTGATGTAGAAGACTGGCAAATTTTTAACGGTCCGTTTTTAATGGGCTTAGACATTGGAAAGCTGAATGACTACACCGTAGCCTATGTAATAGACATTCCAACCATGTCAGTTGTAGCTATGGACAGATTTAGTGGTCTTGATTACACAGTGCTTGTTCCACGTGTAACAAATCTATTTCATTCTTATAATTGCCAAACAATTCACACTGATGCGTCTGGTGTAGGTGAACCTGTAGTCGATATGTTGCGTCAGGAAGGATGCTCCGTCGCTCCGTTTAAATTTACAAATCAGTCGAAGGCAAAAATAATCTCAGGACTTGCTGCCGAAATTGAGCATAAGAGAGTACACTTCTTAAAGAATGACGAACAGTTGCGTAAAGAATTAAATCTTTATGAGGGCAAAGTTATGGCAGGTGGACAGATTAGATACTCTGCTCCAGTCGGATATCATGACGATTGTGTAATAGCACTAGCTCTGGCTGTTGAAAAAGCAAAGAAAAGACGTAACACATCACGAACAGCTAATTCTGGTTCGTATTTAACGTTTTCGGAATCTGAGTCATGGATGCGGGGGTGGTAGATGGTATCTTTAGATAACGAATTATCTGATTCAATGGACAGCGACTTCAATAGATTTCTTATGCTTAAGCGGGAAGTCTACGGAAGTTACTTTGCTGCAGTTGATTTAGACAATGATTACTACAATCTTGATTATCCAAATAAAAATCAAATCATTCCAAGAGAATGGATTCAGCAGGGTATCGGTGCAACAATACCCCCTACTGCGCGTAATGCTGTTGATAATCTTGCTGACCATATGCTCACTACTCCACATATCTTTGTACCAGCTAGGCCAACAAATTCCGAGCAACAACAAGAACAAGACTTAGCTGAGCGTAAACGTCAGTTTCTTCGCTCATTCTGGGATCAGATAAAGATACAACAAGGCGACCCTATTGCTCATGGTAAAAAGAAACTTATAAAAGACGGGCGACTCGTTCTTAAAAAGTCTTTGCGTTGGGACTTAATACCAGACCCGCCAAGCGATGATGCACCGCGTAAAGAAAAACTAGCGTACAGACGTGAATTGAAAAAGCTAGGTGAGTCTGAGTTTTTGTTTAACGTTAGCTCATGCCCAACTGAAACAATTGTTGAGGACCCTAGTGATTGTTATGACCCTAAGTATGTGTACGAATTTTATAAAATATACGTAAGCGAAGCGCGTCGTATGTATGGATTGGATGATCACCTTGCCGATTATAAAGACACAGACAAAGTGGAATACGTCGAGATGTGGACAAAGCCTCATGGTGACAGCCCAGGCGAGTACGTAATTTGGTGTAAGGGTGAGCGTGTACATGAAGGTATAAACCCCTATCACTGGGAAACTGGATTATCAACTGAAGAAAACCCAATGTACTCAGGCTATGTGCCATACGTCATTCGAGATTCTGGTTGGGGAGAAGTCTCCGCTGAAGCTAAACCAGAAGAAAAATATGTTGGAGTGCTGCGACATGTACACCCTATGCTTGAAACTGAAGCAAGACAGCTCACTGCAGTTGATATTCAGATGCGCTTTTCTACATTTGCACCAATTATCACTAAAAATATCTCTGAAGATAACGATGCTCCAATTGAGTTAGGTCCAGGAAAGCGTATTAATCTTATGGACGATCAGGAAATTAGGTTTGAAAGCCTTCCTGAAATTCCAATGAGCGCATTCAATCTAATTAATAAAGTGCATGAATACACTAACGAATTATCAAAAGCTTCTATTTTATCTGGGAGTGTACAGCGCGGAGTAGAAACTGCTACTGAAGCTGACATGAATGTGCGTAACGCAGCAGCTAAGCTAGATGGACCAAATAACGCATTACGTTCAGCAGTGACTGTAATGAACAGAAGAATCTTACAATGTATTGAAAATATCATTGAGGCTCCAGTAACTGTATTCGGAGGAATTAAAGGTGCACCTAGTTCGATTAGTATTAAACCAAATGAAATTGCTGGGTACTACGAAACGTACGTGGAATTCTATACTTCAGACCAAGCATCCCTCGATGCAAGAAATGCTAGACTCTGGGCTGATTTATACTCAGTGTACCAAGGAACCCTTTCACCTCAAACCGCAATGGAGAAGGGTGGTATTGAGAACCCACAAGAAGAAATGATGAAGGCTGCGGTAGCTCGATTATTCTTGTCTGAACCTGCAGAGCAAGTACGTACATTAATGATGTTGCAAGGACTTAATACAACTGCTGAAGATGTGTTAATTTCATATAGAAATAACTTACTTGGAGAATCTCTAAACGAAATGCCAGGAGGTCCTCCAGGACAAAACCAAAACGGTAGACCTACTGTGGACCAAATGTTTGATCCAACGCAACCTATTGTTGAAGAAGCGCAAGAGAATGTGCAAGTAGATCAGATACAGGAGATGTTTAGATAATGTCTGGTGAATTATCAAATGCTATGCATGAAGCAGCAGCTTCTGCGTTAGCTTTAAACTCAAAGGCATTACTTTATATTGCAGATGCATTTGCCACCGAAGATTATATTGATCTTACAAAATGGTCATTTGAAGAAATGTACGGAGTATTTGATGCACATGGTCATGGAAATGACTTACGATATTGTCAGGATGAATTTTGCTTGCAAGCTAAAGGTGTAATAAATAATATTGTAGCTGAGCAAACACAAGCAATTCAATCATCGCTCTTGCAATCTCAAGGGGGTCGCTAATGACTGCTGCTGAATTCTTAAAAAAATTACGTGCGGCTATTAATGCTGAAAGTAAAAGACACCATAAACAAACTGATGCCCCACAAAAATGGAGTCCAATAAAAGATGAGCAATTTAATGAATTGCTTACTAATAATAACGAATTCTCTATTGAAGAAATAAATGGAGCTTTAGCAGCAATATCAGAACTTGATGCAAGTAATGAAATATTTAATAATCTTCAAACTACGCTAATTGAGTCTATTGAAACTCCTGGAAAAACAATAATGTGGTATCCAGATCGAGATTGGGAATTATCTACTCCGTGGTCTGAAATAATAATCGGTGGTGGCATTACTGAAGAAATTGGTAGTGGTAAATGGTCTTCGTTTCAAGATAAATATCTTCCTATCACTAACGGGAGATTTGAATTACCTGATAATTTTTCACCAACAAAAGGTGCTGACCTTGAATTAGATAAAGAAATTATTAGAGATATTCAAAGTAAAGCTAAGTTAATACAAGACACATTAAAACAAAATTATCTTGCTCAATTGCGGATTAATCCTAATGCTACAGATGATGAAATATTTAGATCGCTATTGCTTGGAGGACCAAGTGGTTTGCTTGAATCTGATGTTTCTGGGATTAGTACAGGTAGCTTATTAGACTATTTGCCTGAATTAATAATGCCTCAAACAATAGAAGCTTATCAAGGTGGAGCTACAGGAGGAAGATTCCCTGACGGCACACCTTCAGAAATTTCAGGTGACACGCGAACTGACGCTAATGGTGTTGTAACAAATAACAATAGTTACAGGCCCGGTACTGCAGGTATTCCTCATGTTATTACAAATCGTAATGGTAAAGAAACATACTACGATGAAAACTGGCAAGAAGTTTCGCCGCCTAGTAAAGATGTAGGCCCTGTCGCATTTGAACCTGATTCTCGGTATTTCGAGCGCGATCCTCTTACTGGCGAATGGAAATTAAATGACGCATTAAGCAATCTGCCATTAGGTGAACAGGCTCAATTTAATAATAAATTTAAATTAGCTGAAGAAGCAATGTCTAATATCCAAAAGGGTGGTCAGCTAGGAATAAACTTTGCGGCACAAGATTTAAAGGGACGAGAATATCTTGACGATATGCTTCGAGATCCTGGATCGTCTCTTATGCGTATGGCTAACTTTCGTGGTGACCCTCAATGGAAAGGTGGTCCGCGATTCCAAGGGGTAAGTCCTGAAAATA